CTGCTTGTCCCAGACCAGCTCGGCGGTGCGCCTGGCGATCTTCTCAATGTCGTCGTCGGTCACGTCGTCATCTCCCGGGTCGGGCGGCTGTGGCTTCGGTGGGTCCTGGCCGAGCAGGGTGGCGGCCCGGGCGATGTGCTCCCGCAGCGACCCCGGCGGGTAGCAGTAGCCGTAATGCATCGCGTCCTTCTTGCCGGTGTAGTAGCCGCCCCAGTACAGGCCGCAGGACACCAGGTCGGCCACCATCGCCGGAGGCATGTCGCTCTGGAAGGTGGTCGAGTACGGGTTGTTCGGCGCGTTGCAGTCCACCGACAGCCCCATCGAGTGTCCGGACGGGGTGGAGCCACCGGCGACCGGCCGGTTTGCGTAGCCCCACGGCCCCCACACCTCGCCGTCCTTGACCGCGTACACGCAGTACCGGTGCTTGCGGTCCATGATCGCGAACAGCAGGTTCCACAGCGGCACCAGCTCGCGGCGCATCAGCACGGTCAGCCGCTGCCCGTAGCTGGACGTGTAGTCGGTGCGGGCCAGCAGTCCGGTCGGCACCCCGCCGGGCCAGGCGTACCCGCCCCACGCGGCGCGGTCCCCGTTCGCGGGTCGCCCCGCGTTCGGGTTCTCGCCGTAGGCCGACCGGGGGTAGGAGGTCACGAGCCCTTGGACTCCTCGGTGTTCTGCTCCGCCTGCGGGTCGTCCTCGGCGCCCTTCTGGTCATCCGGCCGCTCCAGCGCCGCGATGTCCTCGAAGTTGGCCGGGATCACGTCGGGGGTCGTCCCCTGCTCGCCCTTCGCCTCCCCGGCGTCGGCGGCCTGCTGCTGCGGCGACTCGTCGCCCTGTACCGGGGTCTGCTCCGGTTCGGGCTGCGGGTCCGGTTCGCTGCTCTTGCTCTTGGTGGTTGCCATGCCGCCCACGGTAGAACGCGGCACAGACCGGCGGTGGGATCAGGTGGACCGCCAGCTCACGCCCTCCAGGAACACCACGTCCACCGCCTCGTCGGCCACCGTCTTGTAGATGCGCAGCCCGCCGTCGTCCCGGATCTCCACCACGCCGAAGCCCACCGGGTCGGTCGAGGAGCCGGTGTTCTTCCCCATCGCCACCGGGATCTGCGGGTACCGGTTGGCGTAGCCGATGCCGATGGGTAGGCCGGTGCCGAGCATCGACGCCGCGCCGGGGATCCCGGTGCCGCCCTCGGACCACCGGGCCGCGCCGGACAGCTCCGTCCGGCGGCCGATCTGCCGGAACGCGGGGGTGCCCTGGTAGGGCACGAAGTTGGAGCCGAGCGTCATCGCCACGAACGCCGGTTCGGCGTGCCGGTGATCGGCCCGGGCACCCGCCCTGGCCGCGCCCTCGGTGCCGGTGCCGTTGGTGGCCACCGCCAGCGCCGCCCCGCCACCGCCGACCGGGGACACCTCGATCCACTTCGTCGCCGTCTGGATGTACAGCCGGTCCTGGTCGGTGGCCCAGTAGCAGGTGCCCTTCTTGGCGGCGGAGAACGCCGGTCGGGCGGCGAACGTGCCCTCCAGCCAGATGGCCGCCTTGCCGGTGATGTTGGCCAGCTGGGCGTTCCACCCGGCCCGGGCGGGCCAGGGATCGGTTCCGGCGCCCCAGATGTTGGTACCGAACCGTGGGTCGGTGGTGACAGCCATCGCTTCCTCCTACAGCCCCGTCGAATCCAGGTCGGCCCAGTTCTGCACCGCTGCGTCGGCGGGGTCCCAGGTCGCCCCGAACCGGGCGTCCACCGCCGCCCACTCGATGCGCACCGTGTCGATCACCGCGGTGTGCCCGGCGGGCAGCTTGCCCGAGGCGAGCAGCGCCGACAGCACCGCCGATGCCCCGCCGAACGCCGTCGCCTCGGCCTCGATGATCTGCACCCGCAGCGTCCAGGCCGCCCCCGGTGAGATCACCACGTACTGCGACCCGGTGAGCATGGTGGCGACGTAGGCCTCCAGGTTCGCCACCGTGCCCGGTCGCCCCGCGCTCTGCCGGGCGGCCACCGCCTGGCGGGCCTCCACCGGGTTCGCGCTGGTGCTCACGCCCATCACGGCGACCAGCCAGCCCAGCCACTCATCCGGCACCGCCACCGGGTCGGTCATGTCCCCGTCGTAGACCTGGGCGGCCACCGCCATCACGTCGTCGCCGCCGACCAGCGCGCCCTGCAGATACTTGCGCAGCGGGTAGGCGGGCGTCTGCTGGGCGTCAACCGTCCGGTACAACTCCGGCAGCTCGTTCCACACCATCGTGCCCAGGGCGGTGTCCAGGGTGCTCGGCGCGGTCACGCCGGGGTCGTAGGTGCCCTGCACCAGCACCGGGTCGGACAGGGTGACCGACCCGACCCCCGGCTCCGGCTCGCTGGCCGGGAGGTTGGTGGGCACCGGCAGGTAGCTGCCGTCCAGCGCCAGCGCGTTCGCCACCCAGTACGGCTCGCCGTCCGGGCCGATGGTGTCGGTGACGTACGTCGGCGGCCCGCTGTAGATCACCGCCACCCCGGCTGCGCCGTCCGGCAGCACCGTGCTCAGCACCACCCGCCGGTCCCCGGCCGGGTACCACACCGAGCCCAGCGGCACCGACAGCGAGCCATCGGAGCGGACACCGTGCAGCACGGCGGCCACCGGCGCCCCCACGGCACGAATGGAGGCGGTGTAGGGCAACCCGGCCACCACGGCCGGGGCCGCCGGAGAGGCCACCTGGGGCGGTGGCGGCAGCGACGAGGCGGCCGCCGGAAACCCGTCCGCCGGGACCGGGGAGATGGTGACCGAGGACTCCTCGGGCTCGATGACCACCGCCGGGTCCACCGTCGGGTTCCACCAGCCGACCATGACGGCCTGCCCGCCGGTGTCCGGGTCCACCGGCCAGCGGTTCGGCGGGGTGGGAACCCAGGTCACGACGACACCACCGTCGCGGTGACCGTCGGCCCGGCCTGGAACAGCCCGTTCGGGTTCGCCGTCGTCGCCGTCCAGTTCGTCCCGCCGGTGGCGGTCACCGCCGCCACCCCCGGGAACCGGGCCGCCCGGACGATGAGCGCGTTGGTGGTCAGCGCGCCGCCCCACTGCCAGACCAGCGGCCCCAACCACTCCCGCAGGTCGGCCTCCAGCGCCGGTTTGAGCGTCGTCGGGTTCACCCCCGGCTCGGCGACCACCGACAGCGTGACGGTCAGCGTGCTCACGTAGACGGCGTTCACCACATGCACCGACAGGCCCGCCTGCGCCCGGTTCGACAGGCCCGCCTGGATCTCGGCCAGCTGCGGCCCGGTCAGCGCCGTGCCGGAGGGCGAGACCACCGCCACCGTGACGTGGCCCAGGTCGGTGCCCACCCCGGCCACCGCCCCGGTGCCGTCCCACCGCTCCCAGGCCGCCGCCCGGCCGACACTCTCGGCCGCCTCGGCCGCGTCGGCGAAGTTCTGCGCCGTGACCAGCGAGGACGGTCGGGACCGCAGGTACGCGGCGCCCCTGGTCCAGAACTCCTGATCGCTCTCCGGGTCGATGCCGCCGCTCACCCCGGCGGTGCCGATCCGCACGACCTCCACCCAGGTGGGCGCCGACACCGCCGAGACCGTCGTCCCGGCGGCGATGCCGTGCGGCCGGGTGCCCAGCGTCTCGCACCGGGCCCACACCGGGTGATCCACGGCACCGGAGGGGACGGTCTCGTCGGCGATGGTCAGGAAGTCCACGGTCGTGCCGTCCGGCAGCGGGGCCCGGAACCGGGAGTCCACCGGCAGCACCAGGTCCCCGGTGATCCCGGTGGTGGTGGTGATGAACAGCTGTGCCTGGGCGGCGACCCCGGTCTGCCGGATCAGCCCGTTGATCTCCAGGACGGCCTCGAACACCACCCTGGGCAGCTGGTTGAGGGTGAACACCTCCTGCGCGGTCTGCAGGGCGATGCCCTCCAGCAGCACCACCTCGGTGTTGCCCTCCACCGGCACCCACTCCGGCAGCCGTACCCGGACGGCGGCGATGGCCGCGTCCACCAGGTCGTTCTCCGTCACCCAGTGCAGCGCCAGATTGACGTTGGGCACCGGCCCCGGGCTGGTGGCTGGACTGGTCACGGCTGGTCAACTCCCAGGGTGGCCGAGTTGACCCGCTCCCAGTTCACGACCACGTAGGCGTGGGTCTCGGACACCCAGGTGGTCGCCACGTCGAGGGTGGTCACCCCGCCCGGGCCGAACAGGCTGATCGCCGCCTCGATGTCCGAGCCGTCGATGCCGTGCCAGGTCGGGTCCGGCACGCCGTAGGGCATGCACATCTCCCGTTCGCCGACGACGGTGCCGACCACCGTCTGGATGCACTGGTCCACGAAGCCGTCGCTGCCCTGCTGCACCGTCAACACCGAGCCGTCCCCGGCCAGGCGGAAGGGATGTCCGAGCACGCGCACCGTCACGCCGGTCAGCATGACCGACCGGGGACCGGCGGGGTGGGAGGGGATCGGGCCAGGGACGGTCAGAGGGCGATCTTGATGATGTACATGACGGACAGCCACGGCGGCTTCGGCGTCGCCGCCGGGTTCGTCTCGCCGCCGAGCGCCGACGCGACCGCGTTGCTGCCCGAGGACACCGCCACCGAGGGGTTCAGGGTGGCGGAGATGTTGTCCGCCCAGGTGGGGACGCCGGACAGCCGCCGGGACCGGATGAACGGCGAGGACGTCTGAATGTGGATCTTGGCGTAGCCGTCGTCGCCGAGGTCGTGGGTGTGGTCCTCGCCGCCGCCGGTGTTGCCGTAGGTGTACAGGCCGCCGTCGGCGCCGCCCATCGGGAACACCCCGTCGTAGATCGACGGCAGGTTGAACGTGGTGGAGCCGTCGCCCGCCCCGTACAGGGTGCCGACCACGGCGAACAGGTCGGCGT